TTCCACCTGCGAGGGCAAGCTTCTTATCAAGCTCTACTTTTGTTTTTTGACCCAACTGGGTAAGCAAACTAGACATAATATATATACTTTCTGTTTGAGGTTAATTTGTGTGAATAAAGAGTATAAGCTAGGCTAATAGGTGTCAAGCATCCGCAATTAGAATGTCTCCAGCTTCCGTAAGTAACGAATTACCAAGCTCATCCGTAATGTGTATAGCTTGTGGTATAGCAGTTCCTAGACTACTTATTAACCACTGAGTTCCGTTATCTATTGCTAAACAAGGACTTCCACCATCACCATCTGATACATAAACAACTCGACCAGCAGTACCACTAGACGGTAAACTAGAAGCCGTATACGATCCTATTTGTAACAGTTGGGATATAGTAAGGTCACCGCTAACTGTACCGCCTGATGTATTTAACTTGTTATCAAGCTTGGCTTTAACCTTCTGACCTAACTGTGTTAATAAACTGCTCATCTCTCGTTACGGTGTATTTAATCCATCTATAAAGTCTTGGTAATCACCAACTTCCTCCTCGTGTGCGTCTAAGAAGTACGGCAAATCATTCCAGGCATCTGTCCCGTTTCCGATCTTCATCCTGTTACGGGTACTGTCCAATTCAAGACCGATCTCCCCTTCTAAAAGCACGGGGTTGCTGGACGCCCAGTTGCTGGGGGTATCCCTTCTAAGTTGTATTCTTTTACTAAATGTAGCCATTTGTTATGCTCCTCCTCCATTGTAAACATCTAAGTTATCACTAGCAGTTGCTCCTAAACCGTCAATCTGTGGGTCACTTAACGCAGCGTTACCTCCAACCAATCCGATAATGTCAGGGTCAGATGTAATAGAATCTGTTATCTCTTTAGCTGCCGCTGTTGTAGCTATTGCTTCTGCCACTCCTTTACTAGCAACATTACCAAGTGTCCGATATTGAGCAGACAGTGGATGAGGTCGAACTACAGGACGTAACGGCATATCAGCACTTCCACCTACGCAACGCCAACGCTTTACGAGTAGGACGACCTTTACTATCTTTCATTGGTCCCTTCACTCCAGACATCCTAGCACAGAAGGAACGCTTACGTGGACCACCGCCAGGCTGAGGAGCTTTTAAGTTAGACCCTGTAGCACGATTGTATTTACGTCTTCCCTTTGCAGTGAGTCCACCTTTACGGCTTTTCTCACCTCTACCTATGGACAACGATACAGCCACCTTACTTCTTTTTCGGAAACCCACGCTTCATGTTAGCGTAAGCCTTTGGCGATATAGTAGACTTCTTCTTACTACGGCTGATACCGAGTTTCTTTCTTCTGTTAATGTTTGCGTATAATCCCTTTGGCATATCTATCGTTTCATTAGCAGCTCCATCATACGATCAAGCTTAGTGTTTATCTCTTTAATATTTGTTTCAAGACCACCCATACGGTTCTCAACAGCAGTGTCTCGTTCCCGTTGTGCAGCCAGTTCCACTTCAATCTTAGTCAAACGCTTCTCATCACTATCCAACCGATCTGTCAGCTTTTTAATCATCCATCCAATAACACCAAGAATAATAGCAAGGGCAGAGTCGAGGAAGTGTGAGAGGGTTTCGGTCATAACAGATTAAAACGCTGAAATAGCAACTCTTCTCCAAGCTCCTCCACCACCCGCATGAACATACAAGTAACTACCATCAGTAGAAAATTGATGCCTTGATCCGTTGGTTGATGAGTTTGACGGCTTTGTATGAACGGGTTGAAAACCTGTAAGCGATAATACAGCACCGTTATTAATTGCTGCGTGTTGGTCTTTTATTATCAAGCGGTTTGCATTGTTTCCTGTATTTTCCGCACCGCAGAACCTATTGTCCGTAAAGAACACTTCCGTAATATTAGATGGTGGCCCCGGATCGTCCATAAGGACTGTAACAGGATATTCGATTGTCCCGCTAAATGTTGCATCATAACTTAAAAAAGTATTACCGGTAACGCTTATATTTTTAAAACTAGGAAAGTTAGTACCACTGTTACTACCGTAATTACTCGATCCACTTTTAATCCACACCAGTACACCTAATAACCAATTCTTTAAAACATTATCCTTAAAGGTAACCCCGTCTAACACTGTTGCGGTGTCTCCCATACCAGATGTAGTGGTAACAGAATTTTTATCTGAAGGAGTGATAAGAACGCATCTTTCATCTGCTGAGATAGCACTTCTTTCAAAATAGTTACCTTCAATGGAAGCTGACCCCCCTGTATTTATTTCTATTAACTGTGTAGCTTGCGCATAAAACGAGTTATTGGAGATCAGAGCGTGACTAAGAAACTGAACATATATAGCCCTTCCTCCACCAAAAGTACCGTTTATTGTATTTCCTTCTATAACAACATCTGTTGATACTTGACTAACTAGTATTCCAGTTTCAGTACTGTCGCACACTATTCTGTTATTTACGATACGAGCACCCGGCGAATAAGTATTAAGGGTGATTGCTCGTCCTCCTCCTACATCTTCAATAAAACAGTTTTCAACAACTAGGTTTCGACTGTTCATAGAATAAACACCGAATGAACCCGCCGCTATATAAGAGTTACATATTTTTAAGTTCTTAACGGCAGATGTAGGGAAAGCCGTAGAGTTACGAGTAAAACTGCTTACATCAACATAATTAGATGCATATCCTGTGGCTGTCGCTCCGTTCAACCATATCCCCCGTGTTGTACTGTAAGAAGTTTTACCTATGACTTTAACATTATCAATTAATCCGTGATCCGTCCCATGTTCTAAATATATACCACCATTACTTACATTGTTAAAAATACAGTCCTTAATAGTATAGTGTTGATAACCCCTCACTCGGATATAATTTCGATTGTCAACTGTTGCTGAATCCAACTGATTAAATAAACCTCCAATAATTTTCAAACCGCTATACACAACCGTGTCTGAAGTTGCTCCGCAATCAAAACAAAAAGTAGGACCCGCATTCACAATCTCAGCACCTTCTAACTCGATATGTACATTATTAGCGGTGATGTTGATTGCAGAGGCTAAACGATATGTGCCTTTCGGGAAGTAGACTGCTGTGGACGCATTAATAGCGTTTTGTACTGAAGTAGACACGCTGGTAACTGAACTGTAATCATTGTTACGGACAGCGTTAATTTCAGCTGTTGTTAGATAGTCCAATACGTTAACGAAATCAGCAAACCGATCCTCCAAGCTTCTAGCGGTCGTTGAACCTGTTGCCGTAATCTCGTTTTTAGCCGTTTCAATACCACCAGCCGTAGTTCCATCGTGCAATACCAATGCGTTCTTATCGGTGTCTACTGTCAGCTCACCTTGTGCTCCTGTAAAAAGTCCGTGTTGTGCGGTTGTTCCTCTTCGTAATTGTACTTGTATGTTACTCATAGTTATTAAGTTTTGTTTAAGCTACGGAGCCGTAATCGTAAAATGAATCAGTCACACCCACGATACTACCGTAATCATAATCACTGGGTATTTCAGAAAAAGCACTACGGTATCCACGCTCAACGATAACAATGTCAGCCGAGAGTGCAGGAGCCGTTGTGAATCTTATAAGATTTGTACCTCCTACTATAGCATAGTCTTCAGGGTCTTGTACTAAACCGTTAACAGTTACTAAGTAAGAAGATGAATTACTGTGGTTAGCAGCAAAAGATAAAATAAAGTCTGTCTCAGAACCTGTGCCTGTGTGGCGGGAAACTCCGGGTGTTGCTCCTGTTCCTAATGTCGCTTCGTCTATTGAATTAGAAACATACGACCTAGATGATACATCTGACGGACTGAGTGATTCACCTATATTCGTCAGACGGTGGTTGTTCATATCAACATTAGCTGATAAGTTACTGCCGTCAAAGTGGTCGAGTCCTAATGCATCAATATAAGCACGATCTGCAAAGTCTTGAGTATCAACGTAGCTTTTTGTAACAGCGTCTTGTGCATCCGTTGGGTCACTTAGGTCTGTTATCTTAGCACCGTCTGCATCGTAGTGGTCAGTACCTTTCTTTGTTAACTGTTCACCGCCAGCACCTTCCGCAGCTTCTTGCGACAGATAATAGTTGTGAAGATACGCACGATCTAACTCTGATTCTGTCAGTACCGATCCGTTAACAAAGTTTACCAGTGGATCAACAGTTGAACTATTACGAACAATACGTACTGCATTACCTACAGCCACACTGCTGCTCGGTATTACTATTTTGTTAGGGGATGTAGAAATCGTGTAAGCAGAAGGAGCTAACAGAGAACCTTGTACATATACATCTATTAGAGCTACTCCGTTGTTGTCCGACAGATACGGAAAGGAGAAAGAAAAGCCATTAGCAACTTGATTAGATGTCGCTGTGTAGTCTACATAGGTGTTTGCCATGATAATATATTATTAATTATTGAGTGAGAAGAGCAAGTCCTTAGTCATTAACTCTTTGCATTTGAGGGTTGCTTTCTAGTAAATCCATAAGGTCTAAATCTAACAACTCACCTCTACCCGGTATAACTCTAAGAGCTTCAACTGGAGATATAGGTCTCTGTTCAAGGAATTGTAATTGTTTTTCACGATTTACAGCTTCTAGTAGGTTCTCATCATCTTTGTTTACAAATGTTTCTAATAACTGATCGTCGCTTAGTATCTCTTGTTTTACGTCCCTGTAGTAATCATTAATTAACTTACTCAATCTATTTAATCCTTTATTGGTGTAAGCTAATGTATTCTCGTCGTATTCTTGGGTTGTATAATCGTCCTCCCAATTACCGTCTTCTCTGATTAAATATAACACAGCTTCCTTGATAGTCATACCTGTATCTTTGTTTATGTAGTTTTTTAATCTATCAGCAAATACAGTTTCTAAATGTAGACCGTCATCGTTTCTCCAATCAACCATAGTAAGATTAGAAGTAATCGTAGCGGGTAGTTTATTGGGTAATTGCTTAGTAAGACCATCGCTCGCTATTACAGCTCGTAAGTCTGCTGGTATATCTTCTGTAACTACAGTAGGGGGCTTAGGCAACATACGAGTGATAGCACTTCCCCATGTAGATTGAGATGTTTCAAAATCACCAAAAATATTAGATTTAAAGTTATTAGGCCCTGTGCCTATCCAGTTCCACATAAGTCTTTCTTGGAAAGTGCCTCCTCTTAAATCAACAGCTTTCTCTCCTGCCCATATCCGTTGAATTATTTTCCTAGCTTGGGCTGGCATCATACCCGCACTTGCAGCTTGTTTAGCGAGGACATCGATTAATTGGTCTCCTTTTGCTGTAGTTAATTCTTCGACTGCTTTAATACCAGATGTGAGTGGTTGCTCTTTTAAAATAGATAACATGGAGCTTTTAGCTACGGTAATTAAATCTTGATCCTCTGTTAAAATCTGTTGACCTGTTGCTGATTGAGTAGCTTTTAACACACCCCACTGAGCTAAATCTGCATAGAAAGCAAGCGTTCCTGCTGGACCTGCCCAACTACTGTAATCAACACCACTACCTTCCTCTTCCTCGCCTCCTCCAATTCGGAACGGCTTCATACCCTGCTTATTTCTTTGGTCTGGATTCATCCATGTTAACGAACCAGTAGCTTCGCCTTCCATTACTTTACTAACTACGATGGCTGTAAGAGCAATTCCTAGAAATGTATCAGCTAACAATTCTTGGTTATAAACGTGTCGTCTTTCTTTGATAACATTCGACTCGCTTATCTTATCGTTCATTAATTGTAACGTCTTAGCTCTTGTATCTTCATCTAAAACTTTAGAGTTTAATGCGTCTCTGTGGGCTTGTATGTCTTTTTGTATAACTTCAAGTTTTTTAGTATACGGATTAAATAATGCCATACGTGCTGGTATAAAAGGTAAACCAGGTCCTAGCTTAGTCATTCTATAAGCACCACGAGTAGTCATAGATACAAAAGGAATGAAAAACTTAAAAGCAAATGTAAATGGATTAGTGTAATTGTTTGACCATTTGTTTAGACCAGAAGCTATAATATCAACGTGTCTAGTATATGTGGTTCCTAAATCGTCTTTTTCTGCTGCAAAATAAAAAACATCATTTGCTTGTCTTACTTCTTCATTTAGTTTCGCTATCTCGTTGAGTACCGGTATTCCACCATCTTGAGTCCAAAATGAATCGTAAAGCTTTTTGGCGTGTTCATCTACTTCTGATTGTTTTATTTTACCATTCTTTAAATCTAAATGTGCAGCTTTTAAAGCTGAGTTCATCAGGCGATACTGCACATAAGGTCTCCTTAACAACTCATCCATTGCTCCTATACCCCGAACCCCCATTGAAGCTCCACGAACTGTTAGATGACCCAACTGCATTAAGTTACCTTTCATTACGGTCTTTAACATTTCATCTATTGCGGCGTCAGCTCTAGCTTGTGTTTGTGCTTTTATTTTAGCTTTCTGCACTATAGATGGAACATTACCTGTGCCTTGGGTTTTAATAAAGTCGTCACCTATCCTACCTCTGTTTGCATCAGTTGCACTAA